ATTATCTGCGCTTTTGGCTTGGCATCTGCCGCACCTCGCTCGCCGTATCGGCACTTAGAATTATGCGGTATTGCCTTATATTTTGTGTGGATTATGCGGGAACAAAAAACAGATTTTCAGGATTCTGTCTCTTTTTCTCTCTTGTTTACCTCTCTCTCGCTGGCTTCCACCATCGAGATCACGTTCAGCAGCACCAGCCGCACCACAGCGGGGTGCAGGCAGCTGTTGTTGATGGCGTTGATGACGGACTTTTGGAGTTCTTCAATTTTTGCGGTTGTGGTCATTTCATCACCCTTTCTGCCATCGGGGAGCCGGAATATTCCGGGCGCGGATAGCTTGTATCTTCGGTTCGCGTGCCGCCGCAGGCTGCCAGCGTAAGCGGGATGACCAATGCAAGCATCAACAGCAAAGCCAACGTGGCCAAAATCTGCATGAATTTCTGCATTAAATCTCCCTCCCGTTCACGCTCAAAGAACCGCATTCAATTCTGCCGGGGATTTCAAACTTGCTGGCATTGCAGTGGATGACCTTATCTACCTGGTCAATGGCAATGCCCACAAACTCGCTGGTGGCCCCGCCGGTGGAATAATCAAAGCTGGGGTCGCCGGTGGAGAACCAGCCTAAAAACGTGTAGCGGGAGTTATCGCCAATATAAGATTTGCCGTACCGGCTGCTTAACACACCGGTCAGGTTGTTTTCCCAGTACCAGCGGATGCGCCCCGTGTCAATGTCCACACGAGTGCCAGCATCTTTGCCCATACGAATCCAGGCATTGTCCAGGTCATAAGTGGTTGTGCGCGCTTTATTGTGAATCTGCCCGGTGGTAATGTTTCCGCCGTTGATAATGGTCTTGTCCTGGTTCCAAGTGCTCAAATCCGAGAATGTCACCACGCCGGATAGGTTGATCTGTGCGCTGGTGATCTCTGTTCCGCCCGCCGTCAGCTTGATGGTGCTGCTGGTTCCGCTTGTGCTGGCCGTCAGCTTAATTTCGTTCACCGTCTGCTTGATCTCGGTTTTGGTTTCGGTGGCGGTCAGATAGTCGCCGGTGCTGGCCGTCCAGGCAGTGGGGGCGTTGCCCATCTGTACCATGGGGTGCATGATGGTCAGATCGTTGGTAACGGTGGCGTTGTCGTCGGCTGTGCTTACAAACAGACCGTCTGCATAGCCGTCCGCGGTCGCCGTAAAGGCCGCCCAGCGCAGCTTCCAGCCGTTGTCCAGCGCAATGTCCTGCTTCGCATTTTTGAATGCATTGCCGTAATAACTTTTTGTGCCGCTGCTGCTCTTGGTCTCGAACTGCAAAAACAGGCTGTCTGTGCCGGAGTTGAGCTTGTACAGCACGGATGCACAATAGGTCATGCCCTTGGCAATCACCAGCGTTTTGTCCGCACCAAAGTGGAAGCGGGTGTTCTGCGCCTTGTTGGTCACGCGAACAGATTCACCCGTAATGGTAGCACCAGATAAGAAAACATTGAAAAAGTCAGTAAAATCAATGTTTTTCATGGTGCAAACACGGTGCGAAGTCAAGACAATCAAATACTGATAGGCTCAAAGGGCGTTGATATGCAAGTATCAGCGCCCCTTTCCTATACCCACAAGCCATAGGCATTGAAAACCTATGGCGTTTTTTTATACCCATTTTAGAAGGAGGCTGGCAATGAAACTGACAGAAGCAGAAATGAGGATGGTGTTTCAGATTGAAAGTACCAATCAGAACGCCGCCCTGAATGAGATTTATATGACATGGCGCTATGCGCCGAACCCGGCAACGAAAGAAACGGCGGAAAGCCTTCTGGACAAGCTCCGTCCCCTGTCGGATCAGGAGTGCATGGATTTGATCCGCAAGGTGCAGTCCGAATACCGTCTGCCGGAGAAAGCCCGCACCATCGGGGAAATGCTGGCAGAGGCCAGACAGCAATCCGGGGCGCAGAAGTTATCCGGCCATGACATTATGGCTTTGGAGCGTTTCGACCCGGCGACCAGACACATGATCGTCTTTGATGTTCTTACCCATGACTCGCCTGTTGGCTGGAAAGGTGAGAAAATGCGCCTGTTCCTGACCGACGCCGGATACAGCAAGGCTTTGGAGAATCAGGAAAAGGGTCATATCAAAATCCGTAACCATGCGAAGGTGCTTTCCGGCGATCTCCACTATGACCATAAAGACCGTGAGAGGTAGCCGACTGAAAACTGTATCAAAATCAGTGGGATATCTTCTGTTTTTGCCTCTGTGGCTTGCGTTCTGAACAGGGCGTGGATGTTTTCCCCTGCGGGAGAAAACGGAGGCATACAGACGGGTAAACCGCTCAAAATCAACACTTTTTATTTTCACAGGAAGGAGGTGCGAAGATGGCTGTTTTTCGTATTGAAAAGACACGTGATTATACGGTCATGTCGAACCATCACTTGAAAGATCGGACGCTGACCCTGAAATCCAAGGGGCTGCTGTCCATGATGTTGTCGCTCCCTGACGAGTGGAATTACACCACCAGAGGTCTTGCGGCAATCTGCCGGGAAGGTGTGGACAGCATCGGTGCGGCATTGAAGGAGCTGGAGACCCACGGGTATATCCGGCGCACCCAGCTTCGGGATGAAAAAGGCAAGATCACGGATACCGAGTATGTCATTTACGAAATGCCTCAGTGCGAACCGCCGTCAAGCCCAGGTACGCCTTTACCGGGTACGGCAAAGCCATATACGGAAAACCCGGATATGGGTATCCCGGATACGGCGGACCCGTGTACGGAAAACCCCGCACAATTAAATACTAATCAAACAAAGACTGATTTATCAAGTACGGAGATATCAAATCCTATCCAATCAAATCCCCCTACCCCCGCAGGGGCAAGGATGGGAACGGATCGGATGGGAGCCAGAGAATGTTATCGTGAAGTGATTTTGGATAACATCGAGTACAGCTATCTGGTGCAGGACAGCCATATCGACCGTGAGCAGCTTGACGAGATTGTTGACCTGATCGTGGATACCGTATGTTCTGCCCGCAAAGTCATTCGCATTGCCGGAGACGATTATCCGGCGGAGGTGGTAAAGTCCCGGTTTATGAAGCTGGACAGCTCCCATGTTCAGTATGTCATGGACTGCATGAAGGATAACACCACCTATGTCCGCAATATCAAGAAATACCTTCTGGCGGCGCTGTATAACGCCCCGACCACCATCAACAGCTACTATTCTTCCCTGGTGCAGCACGATATGTACGGGGACGGGCAAAGGGGGCGAGGCTAAATGCAGGAGGAAGTAACGCGGGGCGCCGTGACACTCATTGTTGACGGAGCCAAGCTAAGTGAGCAAGTCTTTGAAAAGGCCGTCAAAAAGTTCCTGGAGGAAATCCAGAAAAGCCAGAAGCCAAAAATCTACCGCGGCAGGCAGAGCCTTAAACAGCTTGCCAGCCAGAACGCCGGTCTTGCCAATATCGAGATCAGTGACAAGAATATCAAGGCTTTCTCCCGTGTGGCGAAGAAATACCATGTGGATTTTGCCTTGAAGAAAGACACCGCCGCAGAGCAGCCCCGTTACCTGGTCTTTTTCAAAAGCCGGGACGCAGACGCCATCACAGCGGCATTTCAGGAGTTTGCCAGCCGGAAAATGAGCCGTGAGGAAAAGCCCTCCATCCGGGAACGGCTGACCCAGGCGAAGGAACAGGCGGCGGAGAAAGCGGAACACCGCACCATTGACCGGGAGAAAGTAAAGGTCAAAGATCGGAGCGTGCAGAGATGAACATGAAAAAACTGTTTTTGCTGAACCTTCCGTATCTTCTGTTCGTGTATCCCTTCGATAAGCTGGCACAGGCTTTCCGGCTTGCACACGGTTCTGACCTCTCCGGCAAGCTACTTTCCATCGGGGACGGCTTCACGGCAGCGCTTTCCTCTCCGTGGCTCAGTTTCCATCCCACGGACCTGCTGCTCGGCATAGCCGGTGCAGTGGTCCTTCGCATGGCGGTGTACCTGAAAGGCAAGAACGCTAAGAAGTACCGTCACGGGATCGAGTATGGTTCTGCCCGCTGGGGTACGGCGGCAGATATCGCTCCCTACATGGACAAGGACTTTTTCCAGAACATCCCCATGACGCAGACGGAGCGAATCACAATGGCGAGCCGTCCAAAGCAGCCGAAGTATGCCAGAAACAAAAACATTCTGGTGATCGGTGGTTCCGGCAGCGGCAAGACGCGGTTCTTCTGTAAGCCATCTCTGCTGCAAGCCCATTCGTCCTATGTCTGCACCGATCCGAAAGGGACCTTGCTGCCGGAGATCGGCACTTTCCTGGAACGGAAGAAATACCGTATCAAGTGCCTCAACCTGATAAACTTCCGAAAATCCATGAAATACAACCCTCTTGCCTACATTCGATCAGAGAAAGATATCTTAAAGCTGGTGAATGCCCTGATTATGAACACGAAGGGCGAAGGCGAAAAATCTTCGGAAGATTTTTGGGTCAAAGCGGAACGCCTCTATTATTCCGCACTGATCGGCTACATCTGGTACGAGGCCACGGAGGAAGAAAAGAACTTCATCACACTTCTGGACCTTATCAATGCCAGTGAGGCCAGAGAAGATGACGAGACTTATCAAAGCCCGGTGGATCTGCTCTTTTCTCAACTGGAGGAACGGGAGCCGGACCACTTCGCCGTCAAGCAGTACCGCAAATTCAAGATGGCGGCGGGCAAGACACTCAAAAGTATATTGATTTCCTGCGGTGCTCGGCTTGCTCCCTTCGACATCAAGGAGCTGCGGGACCTGATGGAATATGACGAACTGGAACTGGATACCCTGGGCGACCAAAAGACGGCGCTGTTTGTGATCCTGTCAGATACGGACAGCACTTTCAATTTCGTGGCAGCCCTCATGTATAGTCAGCTTTTCAATCTGCTCTGCGACAAGGCGGATGACTTCTACGGTGGGCGGCTGCCCGTCCATGTCCGTCTGATCCTGGACGAGTTTGCCAACATCGGCCAGATACCGAACTTCGATAAGCTGATCGCTACCATCCGAAGCCGTGAAATATCGGCTTCTATTATTTTGCAGTCGCAGAGCCAGTTAAAGACCATCTACAAGGACGCGGCAGATACCATCGTCGGTAACTGTGACAGCACCTTGTTTTTGGGAGGCAAAGAGAAATCCACCCTCAAGGAAATTTCGGAGCTGCTGGGGAAAGAGACCATTGATCTCTATAACCAGTCCGAAAACCGGGGCAGCCAGGTTTCCCACGGCCTCAGTTATCAGAAATTAGGAAAGGAGTTGATGACCCAGGACGAATTGGCAGTGATGGACGGCGGCAAGTGTATCTTCATGCTGCGGGGCGTGCGCCCGTTTCTTTCGGACAAGTACGACCTCACCCGGCACCCGAATTACAGATACACGGCCGACGCCGACCCTAAAAATGTCTTTGACATGGAACGGTACATGAAGAAGCAGCGTGCCGTGGTAAAACCCACGGACACCTTCGATGTGTACAAAATTGACGCAACAACTTAACCCAAAATCAAAAACATTTTTTAGGAGGATTATTTTATGGAATTTTTCAACAGTGCAGTTGGTGTTTTGCAGACTCTCGTAGTGGCCCTGGGCGCAGGTCTTGGTATCTGGGGCGTTATCAACCTTCTGGAAGGTTACGGCCAGGACAACCCTGCTTCCAAAAGCCAGGGTATGAAACAGTTGATGGCCGGCGGCGGTGTCGCCCTCATCGGCATCACCCTTGTACCTCTGCTCTCCGGCCTGTTCGGTTGATCGTCCGGCGGTGATCGCTTATGGGCGGCATACTCGACAAACTCGATGAATGGCTCCGAGGGCTGCTCATCGAGGGGATCACGGGAAACCTGTCGGGCATGTTCGATACGGTCAATACCAAAGTAGGTGAGATCGCCGGTGAAGTGGGACAGACGCCGCTGGCATGGAACAGCGGCGTCTTTTCTATGATCCGAAACCTCTCTGAAACGGTGATCGTTCCAATCGCCGGGGTTATCCTGACATTCGTAATGTGTTATGAGCTGATCCAGCTTGTGACAGAGAAAAACAATCTGCACGATGTAGATACCTGGATGTTCTTCAAATGGATTTTCAAAACTTTCTGTGCCGTTCTCATTGTGACGAACACATGGAATATCGTCATGGGTATCTTCGATGTCGGGCAAAGCGTTGTGAACAGCAGCGCAGGCGTCATCATCGGGAATACCTCCATTGATATCAGCAGCGTCATCACGGATATGGAGGCGCAGCTTGAAGCCCTGGGCACGGGAGAATTGTTCGGGCTGTGGTTCCAGTCCCTTTTTGTAGGACTTACCATGAACGCCCTTTCCATCTGTATCATGCTTGTCATTTACGGCCGCATGATTGAGGTGTATTTGACAACTTCCGTTGGACCGATCCCGCTTGCCACTATGACGAACCGGGATTGGAGCCATACAGGACAGAACTACTTGAAATCCCTGTTTGCATTGGCGTTCCAGGCATTTCTAATCATGGTGTGCGTGGGAATCTACTCTGTTTTGGTACAGAGTATCGCCACGGACGGAAATATCTCAGGCGCGATATGGGCCTGCATGGGCTACACGGTCCTGCTGTGCTTCGCCCTGTTCAAGACCGGCAGCCTCTCTAAGAGCCTGTTCGGAGCGCATTAAATAGTGAAATATCCATATATTCGTGCTACAATATGATGGGAGGTGATTTTTTGAGAAAAAGGATTGTTAAGGTGAAAATAAGCCAAGAGCAAATGACCTTATTAAGGCTTAAATCTGCTATAACTGATTTAAGTGATGAATTGGGCGACAGCACTAAAAAGCCCTACAAGGTCACAGTTCGCAAGATACCTCCTGTTGAAACAGACCTTGTTACGGTCGGAAAAATCAATAACAACATTAAGTTTGAGGTGAGAGAAAAAGAGTCACATCACAACGAGGCTCATTTTCATATCACGATCAAAGGACAAGGCAGCGGGAACTATAGAATTAGCGATTTCACTGCAATAGAGTCAAACATTCCGAGAAAGGTAGAAAAGCAACTGTTGGAGTGGGCACAAGAAAATCGGCAAACTCTAATTGATACTTGGAATGAATTTCATGGATACAGAATAACAGTTGCATAATGCTATTTGAGGGTGCTACGGCATCCTCTTTTCTTTTGGAGGTGATAAATTGGCGTATGTAACCATTCCAAAGGATTTGACGAAAGTAAAGGATGTCCCTCATAATTGCGCCCAAACCATCCACGTCATCCCCGCTGACCAAAATTTCGAGAAAAAGCGCAATTCAAACGCACTGTTTGCACGAGAAATAAACCTCGTTACACAACCTTCATTCGATTGCGAGCAAGGTATAAATTCGCAAGTGCAAACAGCGTGCAGCAATGCTGATGCAATTTTTCCCGTCCTCGGTATCGTGTCTTGCAGAAATGAAAGATTCTCTTTATCACGCAAAACACATGTTCCACTTTGGAACGCACCGAGGATTTCGCATGTTCGATTGCCTTGAGCAGCTCGAACTTTTCGCTGCTTGCTTTCTTCAGCTGCGACGGACGCTTGTTGATTTGATACCGGATAGGCTTTCCTTCGTTGTTGACAAGAACTGCATCATCCTTCTTTTCTGCACCCAGATACCCGCTGTCCCCATAAACATCCTCCTCTGTTCCTTGAAGAAGCTCGACAACCATGTTGCTGTCGTGCACATTGGCGGCTGTCGTTTCCACCGTGTGAACCAGTCCACTGTCCGCATCAACGCCGATGTGCTCCTTGTAGCCGAAGTACCACTGGTTGCCCTTTTTGACGGAATGAGCTTCCGGATCACGCTGTTTTTCCTTGTTTTTCGTCGATGAAGGCGCGGCTATCAGCGTCGAATCAACAATCGTTCCCTTTTTCAGCATCAGATTGCACTTCTGCAAATTTTCGACCACATTCGTGAAAAAAGCCTCGCCAAGCTGATTCCGTTCGAGGATATGCCGAAAACGCCCGATGGTATCGCCATCCGGCACCTGATTGCTGGAGTCCACGCCGCAGAACTGCGAGAACGCACGGCTGTCGATAATTTCATTGCGCGCCGCGTCATCCGCGAGGTTGTAGAGGTGCTGCAGCACGTATATCCGGAGCATCAATTCCAAGTCGTAGGGCTTATTGCCGCGCTCTCCTTTGTAATAGTGCGGCTGCACAATCCCAACCCATTGCGACCACGGAATCAGTTTCTCCATGATTCCCAGAAACTCTTTCTTCTTCGTTGAGGCCTGCCCCAGCTCGTCGCTGATCAGGCTCATCGTCAATTGCTTCTTCACCTCTTTATTATACCTCTTTCCCGACATTTTTTCTTTGTGTGGGATTGCCAAAAGTTAATTTTCACAAAGGACTCATATTGCTTGCCAAACTCGCGAATGATAAAGGTTTTTCCAACCAGACGCGCGCCAGTAATCAGCATCGCCTTTTTTCGTGCGCATCATGGAAGCGCTGCAATTTCTTTTCAATCTTTCTTGCAATCATCCGAAAGCCTCCTTGTCCCGTTTTCCATGATGATTATATCATAGATTGTCCGATTTTCCAATGGGTGATTGCTGGATTTATTCGTTTTTTCATAGCAGTGATTATTATACGAATCGAGTAGAAGGCTCCCCCCCAGTAGTGGGAGAACCGACCTCTCACACCACCGTGCGTACCGATCGGTACACGGCGGTTCAATCGCATGAGTGCAAGGACTCGTAGCAGTTGAGGATACTAAAATATCCTGCTGTTGCGAGTCTTTCGTTTGTAATGGAACATGCTAAAACTGGGCTTCCGGCAATTCGCCAATAGCCCAATCGGGGGGGCAATCCCGAATTCTGTGTAAACTGCAAAACGTAGTGCAAATAGAGCAAAATTTATGCAAGACGGGAGCAGCGCAAGCTGCTGCCGCCTTGTTTATAAAATAACAGCGTTTCGAGGGGATGTCAAGGGCGGAAAACAGTGCGCAAAACACATGTTCACTTTGGAACGAACCGATGATTTCGCATGTTCGATTGCCTTGAGCAGCTCGAACTTTTCACCGCTTGCTTTCTTCAGCTGCGACGGACGCTTGTTGATTTGATACCGGATAGGATGTCCTTCATTGTTGACAAGAATTGCATCATCCTTCTTTTCTGCACCCAGATACCCGCGGTCCCCATAAACATCCTCCTCTGTTCCTTGAAGAAGCTCGACAACCATGTTGCTGTCGTGCACATTGGCAGATGTCGTTTCCACCGTGTGAACCAGTCCGCTGTCCGCATCCACGCCGATGTGCTCCTTGTAGCCGAAGTACCACTGGTTGCCCTTTTTGACGGAATGAGCTT